AGCATCGTTGTTATCTAAGATTTTCTTCGCAGACAAAAGTTTAGCAATAGTCAAACCATCTGATTGGTCTGAAGTCGCAGTCTTTTGCGTTGAAGGTAAAGCTGTAGATGAACCACCAGCTACACCAGTATTTGCAGACGCATTGAACGCTGTAATAATTACATCATCCATAGCTCTGTTCATAGCTGCTGCCGCTGCTTTAGCGTATGAGCTAGTTGGGTCTACAAGCATTCTAACTTTGTCGACATCGTCAACTAAGTCAGCCCATTCGTAGTCAGCCAAGCTCAATCTTCTTCTGCTGTGAGGCGTGTCTATTTGAGGTGTATCGCCATGTCTGCTCGTTCTTAATTGAGCAGCTGTTACTCCGACTTGCATTTTGTTATCGTAGTTTTTTTTAATTACTACTTCTATATATCACTATATAGTTCAGACTATATCATCACTATTTAAAGTGTTGGGTTTTCGTGGGTATATTATTGTTTCCTCAATACCTAGTCGTTGAACCTTCCATATACCTTTTAAATTATATGGCTTGGCTGCTGATTGTCTCAATGAGAGTTCCCAGCAATTTACCCAATTTTACTTCGACCATTTTGTTAATCGAAGAATGCGTTTTTACCTCTAACAGTTTCCACATCAACAGAACCTCTTAATTTACTTCCCATTTGTTGAGAAAGCATAGCAACATTTGAGCTATACTGTTCAACAAAAGAAGTAGTTATTTGTGAACTCATAATAAGTTCCTCCTTGGGTTGTTGTTAATGTTAAGCGGCTGATTATCCTTGCGGGTCGAAACCTCGATTTCAGTTCTCCTGGAACCTATACTTTCATAGTGTCAACTAGGGTCTTTCGATTATCCCAATATATTTCGGCTATACTTGATTTTTTTGTTCTCGTAAAGCCAAAACTTCTTTAACAGCTAGTTCATGGTTAGGATGTCTTTTATCCCAATAAGCTGAACCTTGTTGTGTTAATTCTCCAATTTGTTTTTCTATTTGAGCTGGCGTTTGATAAGCTGGTCCAGATGCTTGTGTTATAGTATCTTCTCCCATCTTATCAGCTAAGTTAGCAAATGCTTTTATGAAACTTGGATGATCTCCAATTTTAGTTCCATCAGCTAAATTTGAATTTAAAAAATCAGCGTCTAAAACTTGTTTAGCAACATTAGCAGCTTTATTAATTTGCTGGTCGTATGCTTGACCCCACTCCTTTTTAAGTGATGTTTCGCTTTGCTCTCTAGCTCCCATAGCAGTTGTGTCTGCGTCTTGTTGTTGTTGAGCTGCCATATCATTATAAAACTTAACTATACCACTTGCTTGATTAGGTAATAATCCTAACTTATGCGCTTGGTCTGAAAAATTTTTTAAAGCCTCTTCATTAATTTTAGCATCTTCTCCTAGCTCATATTTATATCCAGTTGCATCCTTTGGTCTACCTAGTTTTTCATAAACTGCATCCCAATCTTTTTCTGTTGCAAATTTATTAGGTACAGGAATTTTATCTGAACCTACTAGCTTTTGTGCATGGACATAACTTTTTGCTAGGCTTTCAATATCTTTAATATTTTCTAAAGATTTATCTGCTTTTATTTCATCGGAAAGACTTGCTTTCCAATCTGTACTTGTTGGAGTTTCTGTTTTAGGATCTCCAGATAACACCGTATTATCAGTTTGAACTTCTGGTGTTACTACCTCTTGATTTTCGCTTGACATTTTTATTCTCCTTTTTTGTTAAGCATATTTTTAATGAACAAGACTACTGCTCTTGAACCTTCTAAAAATGCGCTTTCGTGGCTATCTCCTTTAACATGAGTAGTTGCGTGAAAGCTGCATCTTTTTTCCAAATCAGAAAGCACTCGTTCTCCCGCTTCCGATTTAAAAACTGTTTTATAATCAATGTTTAATTGTTTAAGTTCTTTTTGATCCATTACTCAACCGCCTTTAAAGCTGGTGCTATTTTACCAGCACTCTCTGCAACTGCTTGCGCTTGTTGTAATTGTTGCATTTCCATTTCGGCTTGTTGTTTTTGTTGTTGGATTTGTTGAACCTCTGCTTTTGATCTCATAATTTTAGCTGGTAAACCTAAAACATTTTTAATGTGATCGACTAAACCATCTATATCTATGTAATCAAATACTGGTGCAATATTTTGCATTGAGCCAAATATTTCTATTCCTCTCATGACAGATGATAACTCTTGTGTCTTTTGAGCTTTGGCTAATGGAGATACATATTCTATCTCAACATCTTGGTCGCCAATCTCTTCTGGTATTGGAGGTAGTTTATTATTTTTTAATAATAAATTAAAAGCTCTGGTAATTAATGGTTGTAGTAATTCACTTTGTAATCTTCCTAATACTGGACCAAGTAATCTCATCTTTTCTTCAGTTCTTTGCATAACTTCTGTTGCTGTCATGTTTTGACCCTGTATCATCATTAGCTGGTCGACAAAGAAATTTTCTCTTATTGCTTTTCTTCTTTGCTCTTCCATTTGAATACCAACAGGAGCATTAGAACCAACTTGTAATGGTTCAATTCTATCTCTGGTTCCAGATCTATAGAAATTTAATCCACCAGGTACAGTTCTAATTGGTAAAATAAAACCATCATCAGGAACCATTAAAGGTGGGTCAATTTGTTTTTGTGCAGCTTTGATAGATGTTTTAGACATTGTATTTAACATCTTAGTATCTGGTAAAGCATTCATTGCTGGAGATCTGCCAAAAATTTCATTAGATGAAGATTTTAAATATCTTGGAACTACATAAGGAAATTCTCTAAATCCACTTTCTCTTAAAATAGCTCCTGTCTCTTGATGAATATGGCATGAGATATAATCCATGTTATCTTTGTTTTGATAACCCATTGGAGTATCAGATTTATGTACTGAGTGAAGTATAACGCTATCTTCAAAAGGTTTATTTTTAATAGCATCTTGTAATCCTCTTGGTATTTCTGCATCTGGATACATTAAAGGAATATTTTTATTTTTAAGATGAAATCTTCTAAGTAAACTATCAACAAAACCTTTTTCATTTTCAGTAATAAATATTTCTGAAATATGAATTGTTTTAAATCTTAGATCATCTTTAACATCATCTGTAATAAACATAGCAGATGTTCCAAAGGCTAATAGTTCATGGTAAAGTTCAAAAATTTCTTGTTGAAAATTTGAACGAGCAAATACTTGCTGCATAATTTTAGCGCAGCTCTCTAACCATTCAACTGCTGTATCATCTTGGTTAGTTGCCTCATTTCTAAATTTTAAAACGAACCACGGAGAAATCGTATTGGTTAGCATACCATTTAAGCTAGCGGATAATAATTCTAATGCGTGAGTAGCCGTACCATCATATATCTGGTCGTGTCGTTTATCGCCTTTAGTTCTTTTAATAGTTATATTAGATTTTCTTGGTAAAAAATAATCTGCAATCTCTTGCCAATGTTCTTCCCAAGTAACTCTTTGATTTTTTAAAGTATTATATTTGTCAATTATTTGTTGTGCTTTTTTTTCTACTGCCATTTTTATCCTAATGTTTTCTTTTTAATGTTTAATTTATTATTACCTAATCCTGTTGCAGAAGTTAAAATATTTTGTGTTCTACCTTTTTTATTTGTTGCAAGTAAATTTTCATCAGCAGACATTGTGGTAGCTGTTGCTTGATCTACTTCTGCTTTTGTTGGAGTTGCCGCAGATGTACCTACTCCTTCAACATAAGTAGTTTTTGGTGCAGAAGTTGTTAAAATAGCTTGGTTGTTATCTCTATCGTTACCACCAACATTACCTGGTTCTTTTAAATAACCTTGACCCTCTAATTGAGTTTTAAATCCAGATGATAAAACAAAATCTCTATTTGTTAAATCTGTATTAGTAAATTTTCCAGATTTTTTTGCAAATGCAACTCTTCTATTATAATTATGATCTTGAATAAATTTTGAATTACTGGCTGCTTTAGCAGCTTTACCTATTAAAGTTGCATCAAAAATTTTTGCAATAGGAGATCTTCTACTTTCTCTATTTTTTTTATTTTGTTCAGCAATCTGTTTGTTTACTGTAGATGTTTTTCTTGATGAATATGTTGTACCACCAGTTGCTACTGCCTCTGCTCCAGATACTTGATCGTCAGATCCACCGCTTGATGCTCCTCCCATTTATCCTCCTAATGTTTTCTTTTTAACTAATAAGCTATCGTCATCTTCTAAACCGTCAGCTCCAGTTAATATTGTTTGTTTTCTGCCTTTTCTATTTCTTCTAATAGCGGCTCTTTTTTCTTCAATCTCTTTTCTTCTCAACTCATCATCGTAGCTTGGCGGTTCTGGCGCTGGTGCTGGCGGTGGTGGTGGTGCGGGCATTTTTGGCGCTCTAAATATTCCCATAATTATTCTCCGTGTATTCTATATTCGTTTACTGCTAAACTTTGTGCTGTTGCTTTTTGTCTAGGTAAATCAGTAATCGACAGAGCCATATATCTTGCGGCATCCGCTGCATGACTGCTCCAATCCTTTACTGGTTTATTACTAAACATTTTCATCTTCTCGTTATATTTTCGATGATGGTGTCTTAAAGCATCTATTAATGGTTTTGTGTTATCTCCGTCAAACCAACACTTTGGTAAAACCATTTTTAAGCTGTGGATACCATCTTCTAAATTTATTTTAGGTAAAATCTTAAACCTTATTCCTAATTGGTAAGCTACCTCTCTTCTGGTCTTACCAGTTGAAAATTCTGTTACTTCTATGTCATGTGGCGCAAAGTGTTCCCCATAGACATAATCTTTATCTTTTACGACTTGAACATAATGCGGCAACCCTTCTCGGTTGTTTTCGTAATAATCAATTATTAAAATCTGGTTACCCAGTAATTGATAGAAAACTATTGCTGTACTATCGTCAACTCCAAGATCCCAGGCAGTATGAACCATTAATGCTGGGTCGTATGCAATTCTAGTTATTTGTTTTTTTTCTTCTAAAGATTTTATAATTTCTCCATATACTGCTCCTTCGATATTTGCAATCCAATCGCACTCAAATTCTTGCTTATACTTTGCATCTCCCATTTGAGCTTTAGCAGCATCTAATTCCTCTTGGTCGATAATTCCTGTCTCGCTGGCTTTTGCCGTGTAGGCTAACCAGGTTGGATCAGATTGTGCGTGCTGGTATAAATCATAAAATATATTCGACATTCCAGCTGGTGTTGAAATGAAGTAACAAAAACCTTTTCTATCTGATAGAGCGGGTCTAATAATTTCATTCCATAATATCGGGTTCATTTGGCTGCATTCGTCAATACAAACCCCGTCAGCATAAATTCCTCTAATCTTATCTGGATCTTCACTTGACAGTAAAGTTATCCTAGCACCATTAGGTAAATCGCACCTTAATTCAGTTTCGTTAAAAGTAGTTCCTGGTATACAGCTTGCGTACTGTTTTAAATAATCCCAGCATACCCTTTTAATAGATACGAATGTTGGTCCAATAAGATAATACCTTGGGTTCTTTTTATCATTTGTAAGAGCTTTCTTAATCAAATGTAAAATTATCAGTATAGTCTTGCCAAACCTCCTGTGGCAGTTCAACACCGCAAATCTATGATTATCTAAATCATTATGCAGTTTTGCCTGTAGGGGTCTTGGAACATAAGGTATTTCTATGTGCATTATAAAATCGCTAATATAATAATTAAAGCTACAACACCAAGTACGACTTTTTTATGATCGTTCCAGTAGTGTTTCACTCCTTGAATAATTAAATCCATAATCCCTCCCTAGTGAATTGTTGGTAAATCAAATAACTCTTTAACCGACTTGTATTCAATGCCGCTATTCTTCATTAATCTTTTTAAAAACTTGTTAGCATGGGTTTGATCTTCAAAGCCGTTTAAGTGAATAATTAAACCCCCCGTATCTTCGGCAGTAAATACCATTGCTGTTATTAATTTGTTTTTTATATCCAT